CCATTAGCGGATTCCTTCTGAGTGATGATTCCATCTGATGAATTACCATCAAATACTTCAATGAATCCAGTGTTGGTATCCATTTTAGATGGGAATGTTATTCCATCAGGTCCAAATCTATTCTTCATTACGTGAAACCTAGCAGTATTATTCAACTTATCTTTTGCTTTCCTACTAATACTCATAATAAAATCTGCATTCATTACTTTAGCGTAAGAATCTGCAATCTTATCAGCTTCAATAACTTCAGAATCAATTGCCGAACGATTGGTTTGAGATGCTGTCCATATTGGAAGTCCTAATTCACCACCCATACCTCTCAACTCAATGTAAATACCACCCTGCTCTCCATACGTAGAATCAGAATTATTTGAGTGAGATAGAAGTAAATCAGCGTAATCGATAATAACCAAATCAGGTTTATTACCAGCAGCGGTCATTTTCTCAATATGTGCTTCAATCTTCTTTGCAGATACTCCCTTTGGTGGATAGTATTTAATTAATAGCTTTCCATTAAGTTTGTTAATCTTACTAAATACCTGCTCTTTATTTTCCTTCACTTCAGATGATGGAATTTGAGTAAAAACAGTATCGTAACGTTGTCCTACATAATGTTCTGAAAGTTCTAAGGAATAATGTACCACATTAAGTCCAGCTTTTACTGCTGCGGCACCTAATGCACATAATACCCAAGTCTTACCAACACCAGAAGGTGCAACTGCAACTCCCAATTCACCAGGTCCCAATCCACCATCCATTATCTCATCAATACAATCCCAACCAGTTGGAACTGAATTTCTATTAATTTCGGTAGTTCGTTCTTCAAAATCTAAAACATAATCATGTCCTAAATCATTATCAATACCCACTTTCATTGCCTTATCTACTAAATCTTTGATTTTATCGTAGTTTCCAGCTTTAAGTAAATCAATTGATTCAACAATTGCCTGTTTTAAGTTTTGATTAATACAAAATGAAGAGAATTCCTTCTTAACAAAGTCCATATCAGAATCACCAATGTTGGTAAATACTAATTTCAATTGTTCTATTACAGTTTTCTGAAATCCCTTATCATCTAATTTAGATACTTCCACTTTAAATACATCAAGTGTAGGTGATTTCTTAAAGTCATTATAATAGTTTTTTATCTCATCAGCAATCCATTTATTGGATTCAGCTTCGAAGAACTTTGGATGTATAATCTCATTTAATGTATCTAACAAGCGAACATCCGTAATCAAAGAAGATAATACCTTTGTTTGAAATGATTGTCCGTATTTAGAAAGAGTATCTATATTTTGCATCTATAACTTTTGATTTGAATCACAAATATACAATATATTTATGATATAACCTAATCTATTTTGTAATAATGTTGTGAAATGTTGATTGTAACCAATCATTTATATCTCTCCAATTTTGAAGTACCTTATATTTAGCACCAACTTTAAGGAAATCAAGTTTATTGAATTGGATATCATCTTCAGCGAATCTATCCATAATCTTTAATTTCTTATTGGTTGGGATATGTGGTACATCTAACTCCATTAATCTCTTATTCATCAAAAGTTGTTCTTTTGCTCCTAAGATATCATCATACAGTTTTATCTTCCCCTTCTTCTCCTCACACAATTGGAACAATTCCTCATGTGTTACTAGCCTATCTTCCGATAGTTCAGGAAACCTCTTTAAAGTGGTTTTAATACCACATCCTCTGATGCCTGGAATACAATCGGATTTATCTCCATCCAAAGTACGATATACTAAAAGATTTTCAGGCCAAATACCCCACTCATCAAAAACGAGTTGTCTATTATATAGTTTCTTTTTGGTTGGTGAGAATACAGTCACTTTATCTGAAACCAATTGTAGAAAATCTTTATCAGTTGAAACAATTATAACTTGCCCATCTAATTGATTTTGAACGTGATTGGTTACATATGCAATTGTATCATCAGCCTCAATACCATCATAAACCATAGTTTGTACAGGTAGGAAATCCAATATATCATTCAACCACACAAATTGTTGCCTCATTGATAATCTTTCATCTTCTTCAGATAACATCTCACCATAGGTTCGGTTAACTCTGAAACGATTCTTTTCTCTACCAGCCTTATACCCTTCATGTATATCTTTTCTGGATTTAGAACCATCTTTACCATCGAATGTAACCACAACTCTCGTTGGGTTAAATTCTCTGATTTGATATCCGATGGATTTGAGTGAACCAATCACCCCACCCGTATGGTCACCATCCTCATTCATTGTAGGGTTGGTTGTCCAGCTACGGATAAAGGTGTTTAATCCATCAATAATAAGAACTCTACTGTTCCTATCTCGTAAATGATTCGTTTTGTGTTCCTCACTTACTTCGTTGAGGATTTCTTTGTAGAGTTTCTTCATTATGTTGTTGTTGTTGTATAACCATTACCATTAACCAATCCCACATTTTGTGGAGATAGGTACTTTTGGATTGCTCCCAATCTATCATCTGCATCTACCAACATCTGAAGAGCTTCTTCAGCGTTTGAATAGAAATCTTTTGTAGAATGGTCACCAATTCCGGCAGGATGGTTTTCCAACAACTCCAACGTAAGGAGTGCTTTTGCTTTATCAGCTTCCGCTGATGTGCGTAACATATTTGCTAATTTACTCATAACTTATTGTTTTTTTAATTTTTAATCTCCAATAACTTGGTCATCTACTACTAAGTTATCTACATCCTCTGATGCTGATGTGTACTCCCTAATGGTAGCTTCACAAATTTTATTATAAATTTGTTCTTCTAATTTCGGGTCGTTTTTCAACAACTCAGGGAATTCTTTGGATTGGAATTTATGTTCCTCACCAGTTTCAGTATCAACATACTTATACCAAGCTCCACCTTGCGTAACGATTTTGTTTTCTTTCATAATATTCAACCACGATCCGCAATTGTCAATTCCTCTATCAAACATAACCTCAAAGTCAGCGTGTCTAAGTGGTGGTCCCATTCGGTTTTTAACAACCTGTGCTCTCACCTTAATACCTACGATTCTATCAACACCATTTACTTTGGCTTTGATACTTCCCATTCCTTTTAATCTTAAACGTACTGAAGCATGGAAAGCGATAGCTTTACCACCTGAAGTAGTCCAAGGGTCAGAGAATGGCATTGCGTTCATTTTCTGTCTTAACTGATTTGTGAAAACCAATGTGATTTTCTGTCTACCAATTAAGTTAGTAATCTTACGCATAGCCTTTGATATGATAATTGCTTTATCAGTTGCGTATCCATCTTTACCATAATCTGCATCCATCTCCTTTTCAGTTGATGCTGCTGCTACTGAATCTACTACGATTGTTACAAGTCTATCTTTCGATGCTACTCTTACATTTTCAATAATAGTTTCGGTGATTTCGAAACATTGTTCTACTGTCTCAGCTGCTACATATAATAATTTAGATACATCCACTCCAATTACTTCTAAGAACTCTCTACTTACTGCATTTTCAGTATCGATTAGTACAGCTACTCCACCTTTCTTTTGTGTTTCAGCCAAAAGGTGTGCAGATACTAATGATTTTCCAGATTGTTCTAGTCCAGTAATTTCAGCAATTCTACCAACAGGGAACCCACCATAAGGTCGGTTCGAAATGGCAACGTCTAGCATAGATGCTCCAGAGGATACCCAATCAGATACATCAGTAGGAGAATCCCCACCATCCAAAAAGAATGCCACTTTTTGGTCTTTTGCTTTTTTGTTAAGAGATTCGGCAAGTAAACTTGCCAAATCATCTTCTTTTGTTATCTTTTTTGCCATTAAAATTTAGTATTATGAGTTGAATAAATCATCAAATGCGTTAGCAACATCATCCAACTTCTTTCTATCAACAGGTGCTGCTTGTACAGGTGCTGCTGTTGGAGTTGGTGTTGGTGCTGCTGTTGGAGTTGATAAGGTTTGTTGAGATGCCGTATCATTTGCTCCTTCTGCTGATGGATTTAACCAACCTTCTAATACACTTTTCAATTCATCATAAGATAATTCAGAATAAATATCAGTAATATTAGTCTGTCCTTCTAATAATTGTTTAACCTGAGCATCATCATTTGTGATTGGTGATACTGATGGTTTAACTCTAATAGTAGTAACAGGGTAAGATGTTCCAGCATCTTCTGCTGATGTGTACTCAATAGTAATATCTCTACCAGTTGTTGGTTCAGTAATATCACCATAATCAGGATCTGCTATATATCCTAAGATTTCTTGGTAAACAGTTTTACCAAATCCCCAAAATTTAATTCCTTCACCTTCTTCACCTCTAACTAATACAGGTACGAAAGTTCTTAATTTCGGTTCCATTTTCTTAGCTGCTTTCCAATCTTCTTTATCACCCATTCTCTTTAATTTGTCAGCAAACTCTACAATAGGGTCTGGTCTTCCAAATGATGATGGAGATAAATAAGTTTTGTTGTTGATGTTGTAGTGAAAATACAATTCGATGAAAGGATTTTCTTTGTTGAATAGGTAAGGTACGATTCTTACTTGATGTTTACCTGGAGATGGTTTCCAAAGATTACTTTTTGAGTTTCCAGTGTTTTGTAGTTTGTTCAGTCTACCTCTGATTGCGGATAAATCTAGTCCCATGTTTTTAAAGTTTTAATAGTTTATTTATTTAATGGTTTTATTTTGGTGTCTTTCCTACACCACATATAAATATCAAGAAACCTCATTTTAAGGTACTTCCTGATGGTTTGTTTCACAAATATACGAAAAATAATTGGTATAAACAACAAAAGAGGGAAATTTCTTTCCCCCTTTAATCGTTCATAAGGTATTTCTTCACAAACTCAACTCCTTTGTTGACTTGTAATTCGAATTTATCTAATCGGATTTTCATTA